TATTAGGGTCTGAGACGGACCTTACTTCTGCTATCAATGTAGGTTTAGCAACCGTTGTTAGAGTTAATAATACTGGAGCAGCTGCAACACTAACACGCAAAGATTCCACTGGAGCATTAATTGCTGATGTTACCATCGCAGCAAACGAAATTATCTATTTGGAAAAAGAAGCATCCGATACTTTGGAAGGTGGGTCTGATTTCCTAGTTGTTAAAGTAGCATATTCAAACTAATGGCACAGTGGAATAAAGATGCTCAAGAATATAGAGCACAGGACACAACAAATTTTGAGGTAGTGATGCTTGCCGACCAGCTCGGCAATCCACTCAACAGTTATGGTGCTGCCGCCAACATTCCAATTGCGGCTGGTCTTCTAACTGGTTATTCACACATCAATAAGTTTGGATATAGAGATACCATTGCTGGTTCTTGGCAAACCATTTGGGATAAGGCAGCAGATTATGCATACTATGCTGCCGCTACAGTAACTGCAGTTGCAGATAATGCTGGTCAGGGCGTAACTGATGATGGCGGAACTGTAGAGGTTCAGGGTTTAGATGAAAACTATGCTCCCGTAACAGAAACCTTGACTATTGGTGGTGCTGCATCAGTAGCACAATTCTCCAGAGTGTTCCGTGCAAGAATGGTTACTGCAAATACTGGCACAACTAATGAGGATGAGATTAGAATTAAAAATGGTGTCAATGATGTAGCAGTAATTATTGCTGGTGCTGGTCAAACTTTGATGTCCTTATATACGATCCCTGCTGGCAAGACAGGATATTTGATGAAACTTCAAGGTTCTATTGATGCTAACAATGATGCTCTGTTTAGATTGTATGCAAGACCTTTTGGTGGAGCATTTAATGTTAAAGGTCAGTTTGGAGTATTTGCTTCTGGGTTCAACTATGACTATCCAGTTCCTTTAAGATTTGAAGAGAAAACAGATATAGAAATAAAAGGTCTATCTCAAAATGGTGTAGGTGGTGGAGCAATTTTCGACGTAATTCTGGTAGACAACTAATGAAAACCTTCAAAGAATTCCGCACTCAATTAAATGAGTATTCAGAGTATAGCATGGTTCGTAGAGAATTAGCTGTATCTATGAGTGCTATCGAAAGAATAAATAAGCACGTCCAAGGTGACGGTAACCTTGAGGCATGGGTCCAATCTAAGATTACCCGTGCAACTGATTACCTTGATACTGTAGCTGATTATATGGATAGTGGCGTAAGCGAATCCTTGGATGTTCCCCACGAAGAAGTAAATGAAGGAGCAGCCTGGACCAAAAAATCAGGAAAGAAAAAGTCTGGAGGTCTTAACGAGAAAGGAAGAAAATCTTACGAGAGAGAAAATCCTGGAAGCGACCTTAAGGCACCATCAAAGAAGGTTGGAAATCCCCGTCGCGCATCCTTTTGCGCTAGAATGAAGGGGATGAAAAAGAAACTAACATCCAAGAAAACCGCTAGAGACCCCGACTCGCGTATCAATAAGTCCCTCAGGGCATGGAATTGTTAAGAGAATATTTATAAAGGAAGTGTGCATTTCGTTACACAAAGTAGCTTGACAAACTTTTTTACTCCTATATAATAATATTTCAGTCTCACGGAAAGACTTAAATGGAAGAAAGAGAATTTTCCGACCTCAAATTAACGAGGAAAGAATGTCCGAAATGCGGTGCAACGTGGATTAATGGTGAGCATCGATGGTCGGGCACAGGAAACAAGGGTAGCGAAATGGACCTTGCAGGTCTGGTTTGCAACAACCTTGGAGATGACACCTGCATCAATCCTATGAAAGGAAGAGATGGTGGTGACACTTGGGCAAAACGCCTAGAAGACCTTGAGAAGATGGAGTTTGAATCCGAGAATAAATAGCTCGGTAAGAAATATAATGACGCATGGCAGACGCCGTATATCTTGGTAATCCTAATCTAAAGAAAACCAATACTGCAATCAACTTCACAAAGAAGCAGGTTGCTGAATTTATTAAGTGCAAGGACGACCCTGTATACTTCACCAGAAACTATATTAAAATTGTTTCTCTGGATGAAGGTCTAGTCCCATTTAAGATGTGGGATTTCCAAGAGAAACTAATTGAAAACTTTCACAAAGAAAGATTTAATATTGCAAAGCTTCCTAGACAGACAGGTAAGTCAACTACGGTTGTCTCTTATCTGTTGCATTATGCCTTGTTCAATGACAACGTAAAGATTGCAATTCTTGCTAACAAAGCAGAGACTGCTAGAGAATTGCTATCTAGACTTCAACTTGCATATGAGAATATTCCTAAGTGGATGCAGATGGGCATCATCGCTTGGAATAGAGGCTCTATGGAATTGGAGAATGGTAGTAAGATTATTGCTGCATCTACGTCATCTGCATCTGTCCGAGGTAACTCTTTCAACATCATCTTCTTGGACGAATTTGCGTTTATTCCAAACCATATCTCTGAGCAGTTTTTCTCGTCTGTATATCCTACCATCTCCTCTGGTAAGACCACCAAAGTTATTATCATTTCTACGCCTAACGGCATGAATATGTTTTATAAACTTTGGCATGATGCTGAGCGTGGAAAGAATAGTTATAAACCTCTAGAGGTCCATTGGTCACAGGTCCCAGGTAGGGATGCTGCATGGAAAGAGCAAACGATTGCTAACACGTCAGCACGACAGTTTACACAAGAATTTGAATGTGAATTCCTAGGGTCTGTTGATACTCTCATTGCTGCATCCAAACTTCGCACGATGGTGTATGAAGACCCCATCGCTGACAACAGTAAGGGTCTGATGGTATATGAGAATGCCGACCCAGAGAAAGATTATATCATGACTGTTGACGTGTCGCGAGGCACAGACAATGATTACTCAGCATTTATTGTATTTGATATCACCACGCTACCGTGGCGTATTGTAGCAAAGTATCGAAACAGGTCTATTAAACCAATTATATTCCCTAGTATCGTAGACCAAGTAGGAAAGAATTATAACGACGCATACATTCTAATTGAAGTTAATGACATTGGTGAGCAGGTAGGTAACATCCTCCACTATGACTTGGAGTATCCTAACATTCTCATGTGTGCAATGCGAGGAAGAGCAGGGCAAGTTGTAGGTCAGGGATTCTCTGGTGCCAAGTCACAACTTGGTCTTAAGATGTCTAAGGTTACCAAAAAGGTAGGATGCTCCAACCTCAAGACTCTAATTGAGGATGACAAACTTCTCATCAATGACTATGAAATCATTGCAGAATTGACAACATTCATTCAAAAGAATCAATCGTTTGAAGCAGACGAGGGTCACCATGATGACTTGGTGATGTGTCTAGTCTTGTTTGCTTGGTTGGCAGTCCAACCATACTTCAGAGAGATGACAGACAATGATGTCCGTAAGCGCATCTATGAAGAGCAGGCAAATCAAATCGAGCAAGACATGTCTCCTTTCGGATTTATTCTTAATGGTGTTGATGATGAAGAATCAACCTTTGTAGATAAAGATGGTGAGGTGTGGCATCTAGATGAGTATGGTGACAAAGCTGTTGATGTTTCTTACATGCTAGGTTTCTAATGGATTTTGATTCTCAGATAAAATTAGAGCACTTACTTTTTAAAGAGAGAAGATGTAGGTCTTGTGGTCAACATAAAGATTTGGTCACAGAATTTTATCTGTATAGAAAGTCAAAACCACACCTACCATCATCATATGCATATGAATGTAAAGACTGTGCTGTGAGGAGAATGGTAGTGTCTAGGATAACAGACACCATTTTTGACCGCTACGAATACCCTGATTGGTAAAGAGTTCATGCATTGTTCCTGCAAAAAATGACCATCTGAAATACTCATTTTCCTAAATATTTGTAGATTAAAAATGCTTCTACAAGGAGATAAACATGGCGGGTCAAGTATCACCTGGAATTGTATTAAGAGAGCGTGATTTAACCAATGCCGTTGCAGTGCCTTCTCAGGCAAATACTGCAGCGTTTGTAGGGTCCTTTGAGAAGGGACCAGTTGGTGTCATCACTACAATTTCATCCGAATCCGAACTAATTTCAACATTCGGCAAACCAAACGATTCTAACTACGAAGATTGGTATGTAGCGTCCACCTTCCTATCATACGGTGGTACTCTACAAGTAGTCAGAGTAGAATCAGCAAACCTAGCAAACGCAGACGATGCAGGCGCTGGCATTCTTCTAAGGTCAGATGATGACCAGGCAGCACAGGCAGGCACAACCACCTATCACTTCGCTGCTCGCACTGCAGGCACCCTAGGTAACTCCCTCAAGGTTTCTACCATTGACGGTAGCACCACCACATATGCAACCGATACATATCACGGCACTGCACTCTGGTCTTCACTAGCACCAGCACCTGCATCTGCTGACATCACCCACGTTGCAGTCATCGATGAAGATGGCGCAATCAGTGGCGTTGCTGGCACACTTCTAGAGACATTCCTTTATGTTTCCAGAGACGCAGCAGCAGTAGACGGAGAAGGTGCTTCTGCATACCTCCCAACTGTTATCAACAGAAAGTCTAGATACGTTTATGCTGATGACCTTCCTGCTGCTGGCGGTGAGGCACTCTCACTATCTGGTGGTGTTGACGATTATGCAGTTGGCATTTCTGGTGTCCAGACTGCTCTAAATCTATTCCTAGATGTAGAAAACATCACTATCGATTTTGTCCTTGCTGGTGGTAGCATCACTGGTGGTGCTCAGCCTGGTGCAGATACTGCTACTAAGCAACTAGCAGCAATCGCAATTGCTGATGGCAGAAAAGATTGTATTGCTTTCTGCTCACCTTACAGAGACTTCGTTGCTCTATCTGACCCAACTGCACAGAAGGATGCAATCCTCGCACACTTCTCCAGTTTCCCAAGCAGCTCCTACGCTGTCCTAGATAGCGGTTATAAGTATATCTACGACCGCTTCAACGATAAGTATCGTTACATCCCTTGCAACGGTGACATCGCTGGTCTCTGTGTCCAAACTTCACTAACTGCTGAAGATTGGTATTCACCTGCTGGTCTCCAAAGAGGCAACCTAAGAAATGCAATCAAACTTGCATACACCCCAACCAAGGCACATAGAGATGAGTTGTATCTCCAAAGAATCAACCCAATCACTTCATTCCCTGGTCAAGGTATTGTCCTCTTCGGTGACAAGACTGCACAGTCTACTCCTAGCTCCTTCGATAGAATTAACGTCCGTCGTCTATTCCTCAACATCGAAAGAAGAGTCCAGGCTGCAGCACGCGGTGTCCTATTCGAGTTAAACGACACCACCACCAGAGGGTCCTTCTTCTCCACCGTAAATGCTTACATGGAAGAAGTAAGAGCGAAGAGAGGCGTCACCGACTTCCTAGTTGTTTGTGACGAAACCAATAACACAGCAGATGTTATTGACAGAAATGAGTTTGTTGCTGACATCTACTTGAAGCCAGCAAGGTCGATTAACTACATCACCCTCACCTTTATCGCAACTAAGACAGGTGTTTCCTTCCAGGAAGTTACAGGTCAAGTCTGATTTTATTATTACCCAATCAATAACCGTAAGAGGATAAACTAAAATGGCAATTACATCTAATGTAAGCAGTTTCTTAAATAACATTAAGCAGGGTGTTAAGAGTAATCTCTTCCTAGTTGAGTTTGAGTGGCCTTCTGTTGTTACCGATGGTCCTGATAATGACTTAGCAAACATGCTTTGCAAGTCTGCTGCTCTCCCAGCATCAAACCTAGGTGTTATCGAAGTCCCATTCCGTGGTCGCACAGTCAAGATTGCTGGTGACCGCACCTTCGATACATGGACTGTTACTATCATCAACGATAGAAACTTCACCATCCGCCATGGTTTCGAGAGATGGATGGAAGCAATGAATACTCACACTGGCAACACTGCTGACGCATTCATTCCAGACCAGGGTGGCACTGGTTTCCTCAAGGACTTGACTGTCAAGCAACTTGAGAGAGATTCCACCGACGAAGGTTCTGTGCTCAGAGAATACAAACTCTGGGGTTGTTTCCCAACTAACGTTTCTCAAATTGACGTTGCTTATGATAGCAATGACCAGATTGAGGACTTCACTGTTGAATTCCAGCTACAATACTGGCACGCAGTACAGGGTCAAGCAGCACAGGGCGGCGGAGGCATCACAAAATAATCTCTAATAAATAGAGTATATTATGTGATAGTCTAAAAAATGAGTCAACTTTTCGGATTCTCAATTAACGGGGCTGTCTCTAAACCCAAGGGACAGTCCCCAATTCCTCCGCAGCAGGACGATGGAGTAGCTACCGTAGCAGGTGGCTACTTCGGTCATTATGTGGATATCGAAGGCACAGCGCGTAATGAGTTTGACCTCATTAGGCGCTATCGTGATATGGCGCTGCACCCAGAAGTTGACACCGCAATTGATGAGATTGTCAATGAGGCAATCGTTAGTAATGAAGACCAATCTGCTGTGCAGATTGAATTATCAAACTTAGAAGTAGGCGAACCTATCAAAAGAAAGATTCGTAAAGAGTTTGATTACATCAAAAAACTTTTAAACTTTGATAAGAAAGCACACGAAATTTTCCGTAACTGGTATATCGACGGACGTGTCTACTATCATAAAGTAATCGACTTAGCAAATCCTGGTAAGGGTATCGTAGAAGTTAGATACATCGATCCTCTCAAGATTAAAAAAGTCAAGCAAAGAATTCAAGACAGAGAAAAGAAAGCAGCACAGCAACTGGTAGACAGAAACGCAAATCCCCAGTCTGCAACTGCATACGATTTCGGTGAGTATCTAGAATTTTACATGTATAATCCGAAAGGATTTATTTCATTCGCTGGTGGTCCCGACCCAATGCAAGGCGGCATGAAGTTTGCTGCTGATGCCATCACATTCGCACCTTGCGGTTTGATGGACTTGAATAAGAAGATGAATCTAAGTTATCTTCACAAGTCAATCAAGTCACTCAACCAGTTGAGAATGATTGAAGACTCTCTGGTTATCTACAGATTGTCTCGCGCACCTGAGCGTCGTATTTTCTACATCGACGTTGGTAATCTACCCAAGGTAAAAGCAGAGCAATATCTCCGCGATGTTATGCAGAGATATCGTAACAAGCTTGTATACGATGCAAACACTGGTGAGATTCGTGATGACAAAAAGCATATGTCTATGCTTGAGGATTTCTGGTTACCTCGTCGCGAAGGTGGTAGAGGCACAGAAATTACCACACTTCCTGGTGGTCAAAACTTAGGTGAGTTAAAGGACGTTGAGTATTTCAAAAAGAAACTCTATAACTCACTCAACCTACCACCTTCACGTCTTACCGATGACAACAAAGGTTTTAACCTCGGAAAGACTACAGAAGTATTACGAGACGAATTAAAATTTACTAAATTTGTAGGAAGACTACGCAAAAAATTTGCATACGTTTTCCACGATATGCTCAAGACTCAACTAGTTCTCAAGGGTGTGCTCACCCCAGAAGACTGGGAAGAGATGGAGGAGATGATTCAGTATGACTTCCTCTTCGACAATCATTTCTCTGAGTTACGCGATGCAGAGATTCTAAATACTCGTCTAGATATTCTGATGAAGTTGGACCCATTCGTTGGTAAATACTACTCCACAGAATATGTAAGAAAAGAAGTCCTCAAGCAATCTGACGTTGTATACGAGGAAATGGATATCCAAATGGCAGCAGATATTCAGAATGGTATTGTCCCAGACCCTGTGCATACTAACGAGATGAATGCGAAAGCATTGGAATTAACTGCTCAACCACCTGAGCCTCCCGCAGCAAAACCTGCAAAAGCATCTGCAGAAAGCGATTCTGATAAATAATTATTATACATGCTTAAATTAAATGGAAACTATTGACATTATCAATGCGATTGCCGCTGGCAATAAAATCGATGCGATGGACAAAATCAATGACCATCTGTATGCGAAGGCAGCGGAAACGATGAAAGGATATAAAGAAGTCCTAGCAAAATCCTATTTCGCAGATGCGGAAGAGGAAGAAGAAACTCCTGTCGAAGAACCCACTGCGGAAACTTCGGTAGAGGTAACTGACACCGAAGAAACACCAGAGGTTACAGAAGAATGAAACTAATTACCGAGAGTATTGAGGACATTGAAGTCCTAGTAGAAGAATCTAACGGAAGTAAGAATCTTTACATTGAAGGTGTATTCCTCCAGGGCGACATTAAGAATCGCAACGGTAGAGTCTATCCTTTTTCCGTATTAGAGAAAGAGGTTGGTCGTTACAATGAGAGCTATGTCGTCACTGGTCGTGCTCTCGGTGAGTTGGGTCACCCCGATGGTCCTACTGTCAACCTCGACCGCGTTTCCCATAAAATCGTTTCTCTCAAATCCGAGGGAAGCAACTTTAGAGGTAAAGCGCAAATCCTTTCAACTCCCATGGGCAACATTGCCAGAAATCTTCTAGAGTCTGGCGTTAAGTTGGGTGTCTCTTCTAGAGGCATGGGGTCGATTGAAGAAAAGAATGGTGCAAACTATGTCCGCGATGATTTCATGTTGGCAACTGCTGCTGACATTGTTGCCGACCCATCAGCACCCGATGCTTTCGTGAATGGAATCATGGAAGGCAAAGAGTGGGTTTGGGATAATGGAATCCTTAAGGAATCAAAAGTTGATAAATACAAAAGATATATTTCCGAATCAACGCGGAAAAATATTGAAGAGAGGTCGCTCAAGGTCTTTGAGGACTTCTTGTTTAATTTATGATTTTAATAAATAACTGTAGAATAAATGTAATAACTGTACAGGGGAAACCAAAATGTCAGATATGTTAAACGAAAAATTTGAGGAGTTTATTGCAGAAGCGGGAGACCCTATGCCAGGCGTTGGTGCTGGTGTAGTACCTGGCAACGCAATGGCTAGTGGTTTTATGCAACCATCTGGTGGTCAGACCAACACTGCGGTAAATGCCAAGGCAGCTGGTAGAGATCCTATGCCAACTGTTTCACCTTCTGTTGTCCCTGGTCAGTCCGTGGAAGATAATGGTGGGTCCACCTATGAGAAGCCTCAGGGTGAAGACAATCCTGGTGAAAAGGCTGCTAAGCATAACAAGAAAGTGGATGACGGTCACGTTACCCGCGATAAGCATCAGGACCCAGCACCATCAGTTAAGTCATCAGGTTATCAAATTCCTGGTGGTCCTAACGATACCAAAGTATTTGGTATGGAAGAAATCGATTACTCCTCTGAAGAGGACATCGATGCTCTAGTAGAAGGCGAAGTAATCTCTGAGACATTCAAAGATAAAGCAAAGACAATCTTTGAAGCTGCTGTTAAAGCGAAGATTACTGAGCAAGTATCCTCTATTCAAGAGCAGTATGCTACTAAACTAGCAGAAGAAGTCGAAGCGATGAAGACTTCTCTTGCTGAGAAAGTAGATGAGACACTCAACTATGCCATCCAGAATTGGCTAGAAGAGAATGTTGTTGCCATCGATTCAGGTCTCAAACTTGAAATCGCTGAAAACTTCATGTCTGGTCTCAAAACAGTTTTTGAAGAAAACTATCTTGATATCCCCGCCGACAAAGTTGATGTTGTCGAAGGTATGAATCAAGAGCTTTGTGAGATGGAACAGCGCCTTAACGAGCAGGTTGAGCGCAACATTGAATTAAATAATCGCCTCTCTGGCCACACCAAGACAATCCTCACCAAAGAGATGAGCGAAGGTCTTGCTGACACCCAGAAAGAAAAACTAGCTTCTCTTGCAGAAGGTGTAGAGTTTGTTTCCGAGGAATCTTTCCGCGAGCAACTCAAGACTCTAAGAGAGTCATACTTCCCTCAGCAAGTTGCCCCTAAGGCAGAAGTTACCGATGAAACCCCAGTCGAAGGTGAAGGCACTGATGTATCTGCTTCAATGCAAGCATACATGGATGCAATCGCTCGCTGGAAGTGATATCTAAATAATTACGTCAACCCATTTTCCTAAAAACATTCGGAGTTAAAAATGTTTAACGCACAATCCCTCCAGGAAAAGTGGGCACCTGTTCTTAACCACTCGGGAGTCGAAGAGATTACCGATTCACATAGAAAGGCTGTTACCGCTGTTATCCTTGAGAACCAAGAAAAATTCATGCGCGAAGAGCGCGGCGTCCTTAACGAAGTTGCAGTAAACTTCGCTGGCGCTTCCAACATGACTGGTGCTGCAGCATCGACTGGCGCTATCGCTGGTTTCGACCCTGTGCTCATCAGCCTAATCCGTCGTGCAATGCCTAACCTCGTTGCTTATGACATCTGTGGCGTCCAGCCTATGTCTGGTCCTACAGGTCTCATCTTCGCAATGAAGGCGAAGTACGAGAATCAAGGCGGCGAAGAGGCACTATACAACGAGCCTGATGCAGGTTTCTCTGGTGGTTACGACGCTAACCAGGGCGACTATGCAGTCCGCAACCAGGCAGGTACAGGCGGCGACATGGAGGGTAACAACCCTGCAGTCCTTAATGACTCCCCTGCTGGCACTTATGAGCTCGGCTCTAAGATGGCTCGTGAAGATCTCGAGCGTATGGGCGAAGCAAATCGCCTCTTCCGCGAGATGGCATTCAGCATCGAGAAGACCTCGGTGACTGCTAAGTCAAGAGCACTCAAGGCAGAATACACCCTAGAGCTTGCACAAGACCTCAAGGCAATCCATGGTCTTGACGCTGAGCAAGAGCTAGCAAACATTCTCTCCTCTGAGATTCTTGCTGAAATCAACCGCGAAATCCTTCGCACCGTATACTTCGTTGCTAAGCCTGGTGCTCAGCACAACGTTGCAACTCCTGGTACTTTCGACCTCGACGTTGACTCTAACGGTCGTTGGATGGCAGAGAAATTCAAGGGTCTTCTATTCCAGATTGACCGCGATGCAAACGCAATCGCTCAAGAAACCCGTCGTGGTAAGGGCAACTTCATCATCTGCTCTGCAGACGTTGCTTCCGCTCTTAACCTCACTGGCGCTCTTGACTACGCTCCTGCTCTCAGCACTTCAATGAGTGTTGATGACACTGGTAACGTCTTCGCTGGCACCCTCAACGGTCGTGTTAAGGTCTTCATCGACCCATTCGGTGGTCCTTCCTACACCCAGAGCACTGCTTCCAAGCACTACTACACCATGGGTTACAAGGGCACCTCACCTTACGATGCAGGTCTCTTCTATTGCCCATATGTCCCCCTCCAGATGGTCCGCTCCATCGGTCAGGACACCTTCCAGCCCAAGATTGGCTTCAAGACCCGCTACGGCATGGTCGCAAACCCATTCGTCACCTCAGACGGCAACTTCGGTTCCGCACCTGCAGGCGAGGCAATGAATGCCAACACCAACCAGTACTACAGAAGAGTACAAATCAAAAACATCAACTGATATCAGTTGTTGGTTTCCCCCCACACAGACCTCCCGAAAGGGGGGTCTTTTTTTATGACCTAAATAAAAATAAAACAAAATGGCACAGAGTAAGTGGTATTCAGAGCAACCCAAGAATAGAAACTTTCTCGCTCCAGTCGGATTTCGATTAGACTTGGAGATATTTCCTGGCGTAGAGTTTTTCTGCCAGCGTGCCAATATCCCCGACCTCACCCTACCATTCACTGAAGTCCCGACCAGATTTAGGTCTTTCCCTATCGCAGCTGCTGGTGGTATTGAGACAGGTGATTTACAAGTTACATTCATCATCGATGAAGACCTAGCAAACTATGCCAGTATCTACAACTGGATTAGAAAGAATGGTCTCTATGCAGAGCACAGTGATGAAGAAGCACAGTATTCTAATGCTAGACTAGAGATTACAACTAGTAACTACAACATCGCTGCATACTGCAACTTCGAGAATGTATTTCCTGTCTCACTATCAGATATTCAATTTGATGTAGGAGACCAGGAGCAAGAATACTTCACTGCACAAGTGACTTTTAAATATACCAGTTTTGAATTACGAAACTCTTTGAATACTAAACTATGAAATTTGCTGAATTGAAAACCCTCTTTGATAATGTAAAAGCACAATGGCAAGAAGACTCACAGGTTGACTTCCAGTTTAAAAGCAAACAATACACGGAAGACCTAGCACAGTTGTCTCTTGGCATTCCATATCAACATAATAAATATTTAAACTACTACAACGATTTCTCTTCAGAAAAAACAGCGTTGGAGTTTCAATACAGAATTAAGGTCAGAGACAAACGAGAGTATTATCAAGGAGAAGCAGACCCTGAAGTCTATAAGGAAAAACCCTTTGGACAAACAATCAAAACATCCGAGAAGATGAAAGTCTATCTAGAAGCGGATGAGGATTTAATTAACATTGAGATGAAGATAGAGTTTATTAACAAGGCGCTTTTCTATCTTGATAATGTCTTGAAGATGGTATCGAATAGAAGTTTCCAAATTAAGAACGCTATTGAGTGGGAGAAGTTTATTAACGGAAACTGAGATGAGTATTTCAATCAAGAAGAAGAATGAGGTCTTTATGACCATCAATGCGGAGCCTGCTATCCACATGGAGTTGTCTGACTACTTCACCTTTGATGTGCCTAATGCAAAATTCATGCCACTCTACCGCAATAAAATGTGGGATGGCAAGATTCGTTTGTATTCTCCTGGCACTGGTGAATTGTATTGTGGACTGGCAGAGCACCTCAGAGAATGGGCATCGATTAAAAACTATGACTTGTCTTTTGAAGACAATAAGTTTTATGGTCATGTAGATGACAAAGACCCACTCATTTCTCTTGAGGGTGTTAAGTATTTTATGAATAAGATTTGTGTTAAGCACAAACCAAGAGACTACCAATATAAGGCAGTATATGAGGCACTGAAGAATCACCGTAAACTTCTACTGTCTCCCACAGCATCTGGTAAGTCTCTAATGATTTACTCTCTGGTGCGTTACTACGTTGCACAACAGAAACGTATCCTCATCATTGTGCCTACTACATCATTGGTGGAGCAGATGTATTCTGACTTTGCTGACTATGGTTGGGATGTTGATGAGTATTGCCACAAAGTATATGGTGGTAAAGATAAAAATACTGACAGAGAAGTAGTCATTTCAACTTGGCAGTCTATCTATAAATTCCCCAAGAGATACTTTGATGACTTTGAATGTGTCATCGGTGACGAGGCACACCAGTTTAAGTCTAAGTCACTGACTGGCATCATGACAAAGTTACACCAGGCAAAGTATCGCTTTGGTTTTACA